CGGCTGATTTGGACCATTGAGGCGGCCCCAGCATGAGGATCAAACTCGATCTTGCGCCTGATCTGATCGCGGCGATGGCCGCCGAGATCAAAGCAGGCGAAAAAGCTGTCTCAACCGCCATGCGCGAGGCGGGTACAGGGCTGAAGACTGCATGGCGCGCTCAGATCACCAGTGCCGGGCTTGGGCGGCGGCTTGGCAACTCAATCCGGCTCGCTAGCTATCCCAAATCTGGTGACAGCCTGAGCGCGGCCGCCTTGGTGTGGTCGCAAGCGCCGGTGATCATCCGCGCGCACGACACCGGACCGTTGATCCGGTCCAAGGACGGGTTTTGGCTGGCGATCCCTACAGCGGCTGCGGGCAAGTCAGCCCGTGGTGGCCGGATCACTCCGGGTGAATGGGAACGCAAGCAAGGACTGAGGTTGCAGTTTGTCTACCGCAGGCGGGGGCCGAGTTTGCTGGTGGCTGAAGGGCGGCTAAACAGCCGTGGGTTGGGTGTCGCGTCAAAGTCAAAGACCGGGCGTGGCGTCGCAACCATGCCGATCTTTTTGTTGGTGCCACAGGTGAAGCTGGCCAAACGCCTTGATCTGGCGCGCGATGCAGAGCGGGCCGTGGACCGCGTGCCAGGGTTGATTGTAGCGAACTGGGTTGAGGGCAAAGTCTGATGACACGCGAAACCATCCTGACCGCTCTTGCGGATCTCTTGCGGCTGATCCCGTTTGTCCCGGTTCTGCGCGGCGAGGTCCTGCCTGAACGCGTGCCAGCCGCAGGCCTCATAATCTTGCGTGATGGCGATCCGGGAGATCCGGCGGTGACGCTGTCGCCGCTTTTATATCACTTCCAGCATCGCGCGGAGCTAGAGATCATTGTGCAGGGCACAGGCCGAGATGCGGGCTTTGCCACGCTCTGCGGCCAGATTGGCGCTGTGATCTCTGGCGACCACACGCTGGGTGGCCTCTGCGATTGGGTTGAGGCGGAAGCGCCGCGCCCGGTCGATCTGCCTGTCGAGGGCGCAGCGAGCCTGAAGGCTGCGATCATCACCATCGTCCTGCATTACACCACCACCGGCCCACTGGCCTGACACCCCACCATAATGAGGAGACTACCATGGCACGAGCGCAAGGCGCGCGGGCGCAGATGGCGCTTGCCTTTGAGACGACGTATGGCACCGCCCCGACCACGGGGTTCAAGCTGATGCCCTTTGCCAGTACCTCGCTCGGGGCTGAGCAACCGCTGCTGGCCTCGGACCTCTTGGGTTATGGCCGCGATCCGTTGGCCCCGATCAAGGACGCGGTGACGGCGGACGGCGATGTCTCGGTGCCAATTGATATCGAGGCGTTCGGGTTTTGGCTCAAGGCCGCCTTTGGCGCGCCCGCCACCAGCGGCACCACGCCAAAAACCCATAGCTTCACCTCAGGGTCTTGGGCGCTGCCAAGCTTCTCGGTGGAAACCGGCATGCCGGAGGTGCCGCGCTATGCGATGTATTCGGGCTGCATGCTGGATCAGCTAAGCTGGACCATGCAGCGCTCGGGGCTGTTGACGGCGACGGCCAAGATCATCGCGCAGGGCGAGACGATTGCCACCGCATCAGGTGCGGGTACGCCAGCCGCAGTCGCGCTGCAGCGTTTTGGCCACTTTAACGGCTCCATCAAGCGCAATGGCACCGCCCTTGGCCATGTGGTCTCGGCAGAGATTAGCTATGCCAACAACCTTGAGCGGGTGGAGACCATCCGCGCTGATGGCAAGATCGATGGGGCGGATCCGGCGATGGCGGCTTTGACGGGTAAGATTGACGTGCGCTTTGCTGATAGCGCGCTGGTGACCCAAGCCATTGACGGCGCGCCTTGCGAGTTGGAGTTCAGCTACAGCCTTGGGGCCAGTGCCAGCCTCAGCTTTACCGCCCACGCGGTCTATCTGCCCCGGCCTCGGATCGAGATCCAAGGGCCGCAGGGCATTCAAGCCTCGTTTGATTGGCAGGCGGCGAAGGGGACGACGCCTGCACGTCTTTGCACCATTGTCCTCACCAACTCAGTTGCGAGCTATGCATGATAGAACTCAACCTTTCCAACGGACCAAAATGGCTTGATCTCATCGCAGGCCTGCGTTTGCAGCTGCGCCCGCTGACCACCTCGCTGATGGTGGCCGCGCGCGCGGACCCTGCGATCCAAGGCCTTGCCAGTACCGCCAATACTGCCAGTACCGCCAGTGATGACGAACGCGCCGTGGCCTTTGCCAAGGCGCTGGCCCGCCTCGCCATTCTCGATTGGGAGGGGGTGGGCGATGCGAGCGGCGTGCCACTTGCACCTTCTGAGGCTGCCATTGATGCCCTGCTGGATCTTTGGCCGGTGTTTGAGGCGTTTCAGACCCTCTATGTTGCCAAAGGTCTGTTGATTGATGCGGAAAAAAACGGCTTTGCGCCCTTGCCGAGTGGTCCTTCGGCGGGGGTGACGCCTATTGCGCCGCCTGCCAGCAAGACTGCATAGACTGCCCCAGCCGCGTAAACGCACCGCAGACCTTTGAAGGCTGGCAGGTTTGGGACCTGGTGCAGCGCTTGGGCGGCCAGCTGCGGCTGGCGCAAGGGCCGTCAGGCAATGCGGTGATTGGCTGGGACATGGCGGCGGCCTTTGCGCTGGCCTCTGCGCTTGGGCTTTCGCCGCTGGCTGTGGCCGAGATGTTACCGCCCATTGAGGCGGTGATGGTTCAAAAACTTAATGAGAGGATGGAACAAGGGCTATGACCGAAAAACGTGTCTCTGTGCGCCTCTCGGCCAGCGGCGGGCGGCAAGTGCGCGCCGAGCTGGAAGGTGTGGGCGATGCGGGCAGCCGCGGCTTTGGCAGGCTGAGCCGGGAGATGGATCTGGCCAATGCGCGGCTTGCAGCCTTATCGCGCCGGGCGGCCCTTGCGGCGGGCGTTATGGCTGCGGCCACAGTGGTGGCGGGGGTGGCCATGATCCGCTCTGGCCTGCAAACCGTCGATGCGCAGGCAAAAATGGCGCAATCTCTGGGCACCACGGTGGAAAGCCTGCAAGTGCTGGACCGGGCCGCTGATCTCTCTGGCGTCTCGATGGGCAATGTCGAGCAGGCCACGGTGCAGCTGACAAGGCGTCTGAGCCAGGCAGCGGCAGGTGCTGGCCCTGCAGTCCAAGCGCTTGACCGCCTTGGTCTGTCTGTCAGCGCGCTGCAAAGCCTGCCGCTTGATCAACGTATTGCCTTGATCCAGGATCGGCTGGCAGAGTTTGTGCCCGAAGCCGAGCGCGCGGCGGTGGCCTCACAGCTCTTTGGCGACCGCGCAGCCCTGGTGTTTACGCGCATTGATACCGCCACGCTGCGCCAAGCCACCGCTGACGTGAATGATTTTGGCATTGTTGTCTCCGAGCAGGACGCAGACCAGATTGAGCGCACTAACGATGCGCTGTCGCGCCTCGGGCTGATCTGGCGGGGTGTATCAAACCAGCTGGCGGTGGCAGCGGCCCCAGCCCTTGAGGCGGTGGCCAACGCACTGGCGGCGGTGTCCAAAACCACGGGACCGCTGGGCCAAGCGATTGCGGGTGTTTTTGACAACCTGGGACGGCTTGGTGCTTATGCTGCGACCTTTGCGGCCTTCTTTGCCGGGCGCTGGGTTGCCGCAATGGCCATAGCGGCGCTGTCGGTGCGCGGGCTTGCCACAGCCCTTGTGGTCGTGCGGGGCGCGCTGATCCGCACCGGCATTGGCGCGCTGATCGTGGGCGCAGGTGAGTTGGTCTACTGGTTCACCCGGCTTGTTGCGGGTGCTGGCGGCTTTGGCGCCGCGATGGGGCTATTGAACGACGTCGCGGTCGAGGTCTGGGGCCGGATCAAAATGGCGGCCAGCTCGGCTGGGGCAACGGCCACCGCGATGTTCTACGATCTGAAGTCAGATGCGGCCATGGGCATGGCATCCGCGATCGACAGCGTGGTGGGGTTTGGCAATGCGACAGCCAACACCTTTGAAGGCGCTCTTCTGGCCGTGAAAGAGATCTGGTCACGCCTGCCCAGCGTG